CACTGGGGCTTATTTAATCTCTCTTGCAGTTTGGTTTCCCATTGCTGGGGATATACCGAAGAACTTGAAAATGTTCCTGAATATGCCATAAATCGTTTAATTCAATTTAGTGTTTTGAATCAAACGAAATGATTAGGCGACCTTTACGAGTCATAGAATTTACTATCTTCTTGCTCTCTTTTTAATTGGGCGTTCAAAACTTCTGTCCGAAGTTCTTTTGGAACTTCCTCAAAAGGTTTGTCTATCCAATAATCAACTTTGGATTTAGATGATTGTTGCTGGTTTCTATTTCCGCCAGACATTGCTTGCAGATTTTCTTTAGCCGTTTTTTGGTCACGAAGACCCTTTAATTTGGCGTTAAAAATCTCGTCATCCACAATAACATCTATCTGGTCGCCTGTCCGTTCCACCCAACTTTTAACTAAAGCCAGCTCATCTGCCCCCGATATGCCGTAAGTTTTCAAGAAAGCTCGTTGTCCATAATCCAATTCGTTTGATTTTTCTGGCTTTTCAGGGATAGCATCTTTCGCATTCTTTTGTGGAGGATTAGACGCTTTATAATCATCAAACTCTTTTTGAAGCTTGGCGAATTTAGTGTCTTTCCTTTTGGCTATACCCTGATTTTTAAGTGCCAGTTCTTTCCACTTAGTCGTGTCGTTGCCTTCTTCGTCTTGCTCTTCCGTTATTTCATCAACGACATCGTCAACTGTTTCATTTTCATTAACCATAAATGAGAATGGTATCACTTAATTAAGTGAGAATTTTATTCACTTTTATCGTGTGATAACGCATTCAATTAAATAATTGAGAATTTTTTGATTTTTATGGAATCATAACCATTATTGAACTGGGATAAATAATGCCTGACAAGTTCCAACTGGGCTGAAATTCAAACCGCCAACACCGCCTTGCATACCAACCACGAAATAATTGTTGGGAGGGAAAACAACATTGGTGGCCGAAGATGAAGCTACACCGCCAAACCAAGTTCCCCTCTCATTAGCCGCCAAAGTCAATGTCCCAATATTGGTTGTTGTCGCAAAAGCGGTTGTCGCTTTAGCAATAGACACTGTGGTTGCTGTTGTGGAGGAAGTTGAAAAATCAACCGACCCCAAAAGCAATGTTGAAGTCGCATTTGGCGATTTAATCGCACAGGGAGTTGTTGTTGCTTTGAGCATATTGACAACGTTTGCAGCAAGGGGAAAATTATTTATCCTGACTTCAGGATAATTCAATCTTGAGCCAGGAGATGCCCCTATTTCAGTATCAATTGTCGGAACTTGGGCAGGCGCACTGGGATAATTGGGAAAGAAGTAAGCGCCAGCCGCAAATAATGCGACAGCCAAAAATCCGATAATAAGAAATTTTTTCATTATTTTTTATTTTTTTTAGTTTTCCGACCTTTAGTTGAGCCAACTTTCTTTGGCTCTTTCTCTTTTTTTTCTTCTTTTTTCCCAACTAATTGGGTTAATTGTCTGTCCCGCAATGTGGGTAATTTTGCTGTTAGCATAGTTTTAATTTAGTTATTACCTATACGTTATTGTCGTGCTTCCCATCTTTGATGTGGCTTCAAGAAGCAACCCATAATTAAATATGGTGTCAAAAGTGTATGTTCCGACAGTTGCATTGCTGTTAAACGATGCCAAAACAGTTGTCGCTGTATTAGTTCGCAACGTGGCATTTGTGGTTGTAGCGTCATATAATGTCATACTATCACCAGACGCTCCAGCTATTGTAATGACAACAGAACCAAGTGTCCCTCTGCCTTTTCTAAAAACAAAAGGAGAAGATGGGGTTGAGGTTGATGTCACTGATTGATATTCGTTTGAAACAGAAACGCTTCCTAATTCCTGACATTGCGGTTCATTCAAAGTTTCAATCGCATTCCAATCACCGCCTTGCGACAAGAACTCTTTGGGCGAAGTCATCAACTTATAGACATTCACCATATCAGGCCATACTTTAACGAATTTTCCGCCTTGCGCATTAGCGATAAATCCGCAGACAAATAAAACAACCACAACCGACAAAAGAATTTGTAAAATGTGTAATTTTTTCATTGTTTTAATTTATTTTACTTTGCCGACCTTTAGCGCGCTGGATTAACATCCAGCACTTGATTACTCTTTATTTTCCTGAATTTTTCTAATTCCTTAAAACTTTTTTTGAGCATTTCTGTCGCAATAGCATAACATCTGGTAATTTCTCCTATTTGTTCATTTGTTAATGCAGTGCCATTAAATTCATTAAATTCTTCTGGCGAAAACCAAACAAAAGACAATAGGGCTTCTTTAACAGCTTTGACTTGTTCTTGGTCATCTAAAAATTTTTCAATCCGCGATGTGTCAATCATCTCTTTTTGCGTTTTTTGCGTTTTCTATAAGCCCCGTATTTGTTCTCCCATTCTCTGGCTAATTTGGGATTATTAGCCCACATCCAACGTTCTTGTTTTTTGCTTTTAAACGGCATTTTGTTGAACCATTTGTTGTGCCATAGCTGGCATTTCATTTGGCATTTGTGGTTGCTGGGGTTGTGTTATAGGTTGAGTTGAATTAGCCCCATAATCAATCGGTGAAAGCCCCGAATACTCTAATATCTGATTAAAAAGTTTAGCCATCTGCGGGTCTTGCAAAACAGCAAAAGTTTGTGTCTGGGGATTATAGGTTGAAAAAACAAAGCGAATAACATTAGTCATCTTATCTGTCATCATAGCCAAACTTTTTTGTTTATTTTTGATATTTACTTTAACCTTAATCGGCAAATTTTTAAGTTCGTCTTTTAGTATTTCAATGAATTTCTTGTTTGACTTCATAAAGTCATTTCGGACTTCTTGCCCGAATTGGTCAATCTCTTCTTGGGTAATATCCTTTTCGTTCAAAATTCTATCTTTTATCATTTCGTTTGATTTTTTCGTGATAATCTTTTCGGAAATCTCCTGCATCTCTTCCAAAGACAACTCGGACAAGAATTTCGTGCCTTTGACAATTTGCTTTGAAATATACGGAATAAACCAATCTCGGTATAGTTCCTCTATAAACTTCGCAAACTTGCCTTGCCTGTATTCGTGAATGCTCTTGCCCTCAATAACTTGTCTCTCCTGCGCTCTAAAAGGAGTTCCTGAAGGCGACTCCGTGCCTAATAACGGATTGTGCGCAGAACCCATTGTCTGGGCGTGAACCCACCACTCATCAACCATTTTATCAAATAATTGAAAGTTGCGCGGAAATGTATCGGCTTGCCAAAGACCTTTTTTGCCAATTTCTGTTTCTATTATTTCTAAATTCTCAACGTTTTTTAATCCAGTCGGATGTTTGGCAGAAATAGTAGGGTCGTCAGTCAGAAGCAAAATTTTGGAAGCAGCGTCTAAAAATTCTTTTTTTCTAATCTCTGAATAGGTAGTCCAAATCTGCCCTTCAACCAATTCCTCAATCCCGCCCCAACCGCAAGCCCTGCCAAATATCGGGTCTCTCTTGTGTGCTTTTAATGGATTTTCGGTTTTAATCTTAAATAATGTAATTCCTTTTGTGCCTTTCTCGGTGTTATAGAACCCGACAATCTGCATTTGGTAGATATATTGCCCTGTGTCTTGGTCATTGAGATATTTCTCTGGCAAATCCCCTAATACCATATAAACTTCCGAATACTTCCCAGGAGTTTCATTTTTATCGCCTGTGGTCTTGTCTCTGTTTTGATAGGTCTGGGCTAATAAAAGAAATTCGTCTATTGATTGGTCAGCTCCATACTTTTCCGAACCCCAACCACGTTTTTCCATTTCTTTTAATTGGCTCGGAGAGAAATAATACTTAATCCCTATCGGCCCTGATAAAACATCCGTCTGGTCGCAAAAAGCGATTGATTGCAAGTTTATAATCTCTGGTTTTGGCATCCCGACATCCATTGTCAGACACAACCCAAAATCATTTTTTTCCTCTTTTAATTGGTCAAAATAAGTATCCAAATCATTCTCAACTATAAAAACATCATCGTGATATTTCTTGATAAGGAAAGACAAGTGATAGTATTCTGGGTCGTCCACATAAAGAATACAATCCTTTACGTCAATATCTTCCGCAGCGTCTTGGACATTCCTAATGGGTTTTATTATATTTTTAATGGGTATTTCGTCTATCGTTCCTTTTCTCTTGTCGTTCATTGTCTGGGAGTATTTATACACTATGGCTTCTTGGCAGTGGGTTTTCATATTCCAATCCCAAATACCAGCAATGGAAATATCCCGCTCGTAGGCGGCTTCCTGCATTGTGATATATGAAAATATATCGTCTGGTAGTTTGTCTGCTTCTTCTTGCATTATATATTATCAAATCCTTTTAATTTTTCTGATAAACATTTCCGACAAAATTGATAACGTTTTTCTCTAATCTGTGGCGTATCGGTTTTTTTATGATTTAAAAATCTTATTGCATTGTTTATGCCGACAACAACTAATTCACATCTAAAATCCCTGTCAATTATTTCTTCTTTACAAATATCGCAGTAATGCTTTATCATCTTGCTGGGTTGCTTATAGTGCTTGGATAAACCTGTGGCAAACTCTTGATAAAATCCCTTCGTTTTATTATGGGTATCAGGGAAGTAATAGCGTATCTCACAGCGTCTAATGTGTGGTCTTTGCCTTTTTCTGGCTCGTTCAGTATCTTGCCGTTTTTGTCGGACTGCCACATATAATTCCTATACTCTTTAATTAAATTAACGCTCTGTTTGGTAATGCTTATTTTCTGCTCTTGTAAAGTTTGTATCCCGTGCCGGACGCTATCTTTGCCTTTTTCCGCAGGTAAAATGTTTATGCCAAATGATTTTATTTCGTCAATGCTCTTCGGCTCCGCGCTATCGGCTATTATTAGTTTAGTCGGTAAATTTTTCAAAACATCGGCAATATCCTTGTTGCTCATTCCTTTCTGATAAACTTTTTCCTCTAAAATATAACCTCCGTTATAATAATAAATCGCTACAATAGCTGTCGGGTCGTTAGTGTAGCCGAAATCCAATCCATACCTCTCCAAGCGCGCTTCGTGGGGTATCTTGTCAATTATCTGCCACCCGCTATAAATCAACCCTTCAAGCTCATATAATTCCCCTAATCCGTAAACCTTCCACCAACCCATTCTGTCTTTTCTTTGCTCTATGGATTTAATTGTGGCCTCGTCTAATGCTTCGTTGTCCAAATAATTAAGCGTGATATGCTCTACATCATCCCTGTTGGGCAATACTTCCGTATAAAACCAAAACTCTGACACAGGGTTCCAGTCAAGATATACAAGCTCCCTTGTCCGGACTTCCAATTCCTCAAACGCTCTAAACGAGATATTGTTTGCCTCGTTGATAAATAATCTATTCCTGCGCCCGCCTCTTAACTTATCCGCTTGGTCTGCTCCGAAAAATTCAATCTGACTTCTTGTTTCAAAAATATAAAGTTTATCTGTTTCGCTCCATTTTGCGTCCCGCCAATACTTATGCGTCATCATTATGTTCTGAAAATCTCTGATTGCTCCTTTTTTAAGATGCGGCATACTCTCGGACACAATGCTCGTAAGAGTGGGGGTTTTATCTCGTTGGCACAGGTCAATCAAATTTTGGATTATCCCGATTGTCTTGCTTGCTCCTGTCCCGCCGGATATAGCTCGTATTCTTTTTTTTACCGCTAATATCTTTTTTAACGCTGTTGTCGGTTGATACATCTTTTTATTTTGTGCCAATAATATCCTCGTATTTGCCAACTCCAATACAGAGAAAGAAAAAAAACTTTAATTTTGAAAAAAACTTTTTCAAATCCGTAAGTGTAAAGGAAAAATCCATTTGAACCATATCCTATTATCACTTTTTTATTTTTTAGTGGTATTTTTATTGAAAATCGCCAATAGCCAAAAGTATTTCTTTCCCAATAAAACACATCTAAAAATTTCCACTTATTCCAAACCAACAAACCTTTTTCTGGACAAAAAATGTTAGAGAACATTTTCATTGTCATTTTCTTTTTTTAGGATTGCTAAAATCGGAATTGGTTTTTCTTCCTGTCCGCCAATGTCTAATTCTTTCGGGATACAAGTAATCAGTAATCTTTCTCGGATAAGTTTTAGGTCTTCTGGTTTAACTTTCTTTCCATCTGCGTGCGCTTGTAAAGTTTTCAGACACCAATCTAAAAGTAAACCTTTGAGTGTTGCGGCTTTTTCTCTATTCTCTTTTGAATAGGGTTTTCCACCTGAATTCCCTATTGCGAATTGATTATTTTTCGGCGCTCCCATAAAAAAAGTGTCTAACTCATTACTTTACACTTTCCACTTATTATGTTCTAATATATTTTAATAATTTATTATGTTTTATTCCCGCTCTAATACCTATATTTAATTTCTACTTTTGTAGATTTCATAAAGTTATCCACAGGTTAGCTCTTGACATTCTTTTTTTTATGATATAGGATAGATACATAGTCGGACGGGACTAATCTATACTATATGCCCGTATATCCCGTCCGATATGCGGGCTTTTATTTAATAAAGTTTTCGCCAGAACTTTTACAAAAAATGAGGACATCAAAAGATGAATATCTCACACTCGATGGTCGTTTCATTATGGTTTCACAAAATGATAAACCTCCACACGGGGCGAAAATATGGAATGGCTATGATTATACTAACCAATACTGGGTGTTTAACGGGCAACGGGATGTTCGCACACTTGAAGAACTCCAACAAGCCATCACAAACTCCAATCTTTAATTCTCTCACATTCCGTCTCTTATCTGGCGAAAAGGGGCGGAATAATGAGGGTGTTATACTCTCTTGATATAGGGACACGCTGGGCGGTTAGTATTTAATCCTTTTTTACTTCCGCTCGGCTTACTCCCTGAAACTTATGGACTCACAAACTTATATCTTAATACTTGACACTCTTTTTACTCCCTTAATATGGGTTATCGGACTTGCTCCGCTGGTTTGGTGGTTATTGGGAAGGAGGTGGAAAAAATGAAATACAGAATAATGTATTGTCAAAATTGCAGAGAAGAATATGAAAATGTGCTTGCGAAATGGGGTGAAAAATGCGACAAATGCGATACAAAATTATCAAAAGCATTTAAAGTTATTGAAAAGACTTATAGTTGTATAAAGCTTATTGAAAAATAAGCCGTTGACTATCCGCCTAAACTTATTACAACGATAAAAAATATAAATCCTTTGGCTCGCTCAATTCTTGGGCGGGCTTGTAGGGTGTATTATTGCAAGTGGTATGCTCTTTAACATCTTGACACTTATATTGTTATCATATAAAATGAAATTATATGACTAAACAATGCTCAAAGTGTCATCAGATAAAACCTCTGTCGGGGTTTTATTATGATAAACATAAATTGGACAAGCGACATCCAGAATGTAAATCTTGTTTTAACTTGCGAATGAAACAGACAAGAAAAACCACATCTTATAAGATTGTTTTTAATCCTTATCAAAAAGAATGGCAAAGAACTTACAGATTGACTAAAAAATATAAATCTTGGCGAAAACTTGCCTTACAAAAACAATCACTACTGGCCAAAGAACTAAAAAAACAAATAATCAATTATTATGGCGGAAAATGTGCTTGTTGTGGAATTGTTGATGTGCGATTTTTGACGATTGACCACATAAATAACGATGGCTATAAATTAAGATTTGGCAACAACAGGAACAGATTAAGTGGTTATCACTGGTATAAAAGAATTATCAAAGAAAACTATCCAAAAGACTTACAAATACTCTGTTTTAATTGTAATATAGCAAGACAACATCATGGTGGCACTTGTCCTCATAAACTATGCGATTATATGGAACAATAACATCAGAAAGGGCGACAAAGGGGCAGGGCGGAAACAATCATCTTTTTATTCACATTACAGGGAAAGACAGAAAAAATGATATTGCAGTCGTTTCTGTATTCCCGTGGGAGAATTATCTTGATGACGATAAACCGCATATCTGTCTTAATATCAGGGACGATATAAAGTATTCGGTTGATATGTTTACAAAAGGCAAAAAGCAAAAAGGCGAAAACTAAAAGCCAAAAAGCAAAAAGCCGCGCTAACAACTTGCTCGCGGTTTTTTTGTTGTCAAAGGACTTTCCGAAAAAATATACTCGCATTTCCGATACCCTATAAGATAATTCAAAAAGATAATTCAAAATGAACGGATTGGCAAAAAATGGGAACTGGCAACTCTGAAAGACACGGGCGATTTTCTTAAAAAACACTCTTACTTCCAGATAGTATATTAAGGAGAGAGTATCAAACTTTTAGTGAAATAATCACTCCTGATATTTCACTAAATACTCCCTCCTGAATATACTATCCAGACAGGTCTTCATACAGACTTTTCTTCCCTTGTAAGGAATTAAGAAATTTTTATGACAGAAAGATTTTTAGAAAAACGAGGCGGAGTGATTAAACCTCTTACGATATGCCTTCCCTGCGATTTCTCGCACTCACTCGGTCGCTGGTCGCAAGTCTGCAGCGTTGCCAGCACATCTTTTAAAAATGGCTTGTAAGCCCTATCCAGCATAGGTCAGAATTTACGATATTCTAAAACGATTGACTTACATATCATAGTTTTTCTAAAAAGAGCATTCGTTTGTAAAAACATTCTATTTTCTCACGGGGGACTACCCCGTAGCGATTTTAGAAATCACCATTACAGACACAGGGGATAAACCCTCGTAAAAAAAATAACGTCTTGAAAGACGCTAATAGCCCGAAACTAATCGGCTCATAAGATTTCCGATTTGTGTTTCTTTGATTGGCATACTTGTATAGTATGCTATTTTTTATTTTGTGTCAAAGGGCAAAACATTTTCCACGCCTGTGGATAACTTTTGCAAACTAAAACAATGTTAAATTTTTTCTTATTGTCTTTATTCTTGCATTTGCAATAACACAATAATCACTTTCTTTTTCTATTCCGACAAAATCCCTGCCCGTGTTTTTAGCGGCGATAAGGGTTGAACCACTGCCAGCGAAGGGGTCTAAAACTATTCCGCCTGTTGGGGTTTTGGTTAAGATACAAAGATATTCCATAAGAGATAAATTTTTACAGGTTGGATGAAAGTTGCTTCCGTCTTTTACGCTTATTTTCAACTGCGTTCCCAATACAACATTTTTTACACCAAGGCGAGATTCCATCTTTTCGTTCATAATAATTATCAATGGTTTGTATTTCTCCGCATTTTCGGCAGGGTTTCCACCACTTTCCATTTCGTATTTCACATCCAGAGTGTATTCTTTTATGAGTAATGAATTTAACCAATTCCAAATTTTTAATGGAGTTATTGAGTTTGTTTCCGTCTTTGTGATGAATACAGCATCCTTTGGGTATTTCTCCATTAAATCTTTCCCAAATAAGGCAGTGTTCCATTCTGAATCGTTTTTGCCCGACATCCCACATACGCCTATAACCCTTCCTTGTGATATGTCCATATCCACCAATAGCTCGGCTAATCTTTCCTCTTTTATTGTGTTGTTTTCTTTCCATACTTTCATTATAGAAACTATCGCTGTCCTGTCAAGCCCGATGTTGCGTTCAGACCTGCTTGCCTTAGCACAATAGAAAAAGCGAGAAGCACTTTCTTGTTGCTCATCTAACATATAACAGGGACATTCTGGGTTAGTGTGGATTATAGATTTTTCTTTGCCATCTTTATCGGCATAATTTCTATAGTTATTACCACCACCCAAATTAACAGGGGTATCTTTGTTTATTTTACCCGTTCCACCAGAACTTCTAATTTTCCCCTCTATCACCTCATCACATTCACAGGAGAGGACTAAATTAGCTGGGAAGCGACCAATTGAATTGTCTTCTTTGTTTATTTGCCCACCCCTAAAAGATAAATGACTCTGATTATCTATTCTTGTTTTACAGCCACCACTTGTTTTTTTGTCTCCGTTTAAGTTAATCCGCCCACCATCTATGTTCAAACCACTCACTCCCCACTTCAAAGCGTTTTGGGCATAAGTTCCCTCATTAGGTTTTACTGCCATTATCCAATGTTCAGAAGCTGGTTTTAGTCCGTGTGATTTCCAGCCGTTCCAGAGTTTTGCTTCGGGGGTGGCGGGGGAGGTAATATCAGAATATCTTGGTATTTTAGCCAACTCCTCTCCTTCTTGTCCTCCAAACTTTCCAGTATTTTTTTGTCTTCCTTTGGCGTTTGGATTTTCCCCAATAACCTCTCTCTCGTATCCTTTATCCAACTGCTTACTTATATCAGTCGCCTTCGGAAAGCCACTACCAAATAAATGTGTAATAACATCCCTGACTTCCCACCCTGCGTTCTCTATTGCTGTTGCTGTCCAGTGTGAAGTTCTGGGAATAGCCCAAACTAATGCTGTTGCTCCTGGCTTAGAAACCCTTAAACACTCTTTCATTACATCTGTAAGCCATGCTATCCATTGGTCTTTTCCACCTTTATCCGAGTCCCAGTCTTTTCCCATAAAAGAAATTCCTGCTGGAGGGTCAGTAATTATCGTATCAACACACTTATCAGGCATATTCTTCATAAATTCTATACAATCTGCACAATGAACTTTATTGATTATATCTTTTAATTTATACATAATTGTAAAAAACTTTAATCGCGGGAAAGGTAAATTTGAAAGCATTTTTTAATTGCCGCATAAGGATTTTTCTTGTAAAATCGGATATAACTTTTTATTCTGCAAAACGCCCATTGCTTAATTGCTCCTTTGGTTGTAGTAATAAAATCGTCATCAAAAAATTGGTTGTCCGACATAATCTTTTTTAGTGTTTCGTATTCTTGGTTCATTTTAATTTATTTATTTTCATTTGTTCTAAAATCACTGCCTCAATTTCTGGCATTGCTTTTGCTTTATCTAAAACTCTTTCTCTCCATTCTGAATATCTTACGCCACACCGAATACATTTAATCGGATTATTGTGCGGGTGTCCGTCTGTATCAAAACAATGTTCACTTTTTAGTGGCAAGGTATCATAGTATTCTTTACAGGGTTTTTTTAATAATTCATTATTGTTCATAAATTGAAATTAAGTATTAGTATCAACGGACTGCAAGAAAGCTATGACTTCCTTTGGTTCTTAACCGGCAGTCCGTTGCCGCTGACGATTTGTTATTCTTTGAGTTTCCGCTGTGAGAGCTTCAACCTAAGATATAACAAAGGTTCTTTCAGGTCGCCTTCCCTAACCGCTTATTCATAGTTGGGCGGTGCGTCAGCGTAGTGGCTCGCTTCCGTTGCGGACACTTCCGCGAGGTAGTCGCTGACTTTGTTTCTTCAATAACAAATCCCTCATCTTTCGGAGACCATCCACCACATCCATCCTTTTCAAGAATTAAAACCTTTTTATTTAGATATTTCTTTATTATTTTTTTCGGTTCTTTATCCTGTTTATAATTTTTTTCTTTTGTCATATCTTTATTCCCTTCTCAATTTAGCGAGGAAGTCGTCTATGGCTTTATTATAAAAATATTGCTGAAAAATCTCATTACTTTCGTGGACTGGTTTTGATGCTAAATACTCTGTATATGGCATTTCTTTTGAGCCACCTTTTTTTGTTGGAAATTTCATATCTTTTCCTATCTTAATAATCTTTTCTCTTTCCGTTTTCTGGGCGGCAAGATAGGTTTGGCGGAGGAAGTTTTTAATTTTTTTTTGACTTTGTTTAGCAAACTTTTCTCCCAAATAATCTTTCCAGCAAAAATCAGCGATTGTAATCTTTTTGTCAAATTCTTTTAAAATCTCTTTTAATTCTTTTGGATTTTTTTTGCTATTCATATTTATAAATTACTCCGCATAAATCCATTCTTGCGGATTTTCCTTTGTGGGTTTATGCGAACATTCTTTATTCACTTTTAGTCCGTTTTCACGGATAACTCTCAATACATCAGCTTTACACCCGACAGCCCATCTTTCTGTGATGGTTAGAAGCCAGCCGTCTTTGCATTTTTCTGCTTTTATTGTTTTCATAATTTTATCTCGTTGAATGTTTTTGCCGTTTCAATCAATAATTTATCAACTTAATTTGCTTCATAATTATTAAATAATTTTATTTCGTGTCCTTTATTTTTGTCAGCTAGTGAATTTTTTTCTAAATCATCAACTATCTTTTTGAGAAAATCATTTGAATTTTCTCCATTTGCCATTTCTTTTATTAGTTGAGCCATATTACTCCCAACAACTCTTACTTGCCGACCAATGGCTTATCTTGTCTTCCTGTAAAACCATTCGTTCGGCGCAAGCGTAGTTGTCGTTTGGATTAAATATATTTCCTTTGCAATTTTCTTTCCAAGTGCTGTCAATAAATTGGAATAATCCTTTGGCAGAGCTATTTGGATTTTGGGCTTTTGGATTTCCACCGCTTTCGCACATCATAATCCTGTATAAAATCGTTTTATTGCCCCTTAAAATCGTTTTATAGGCGTTTTCTGCCCAAACCCCTACATTTTCCCTTAAAATCTCTTCGGAGGCGGTATCTTGGGCTTTTAGGGTGCTTGCCCAAGCCGACCTTACCGCCCCCTGCTCTATATTCAAATCCTCTTCCAAGTATTCGGTCTGAAACTCCCCCACAAAAACGCTGTGCGTAGATGCCCTCACTGGTTCTGCCAGAGTATAAGGACTATGTAAAGGAATAACGCTCCATAATACCCAGAAAGAGAGGATTGTTTTGGTTATGTTCTGCATTATTGCTTGGGGTCGTTTGACCATTTTCACCAGACGGGGAAAATGGTCATAATTTTTCGTGATAACATCTGATAAAAAAGCCAATTACTTTCTTTGCCAAAATAAAGAACTCTTTTCCTTTATTTTCTAAATAAATGCTTTCTTCTTGTTCCCACTCAAATGCTGAATTACCATATAAACTATTAAGCTTTTCCCCTCCGTCATCTGCGGAAATATTAAAATTAACCTTAAATCCGCCTTCCATTATAAAATATCCCTCATATCTCACTTCTTTTTGTATGTTTTCCATTTTATTTCCCCTTATTCACATTAAGAGGTGGTTAGGTTATTTTATTTTCATCATCATCAAATATCCGTAAAAGTTGCTGTAATTTTTTAGTGATTAAATTCTTTGCATCCTTATTTTTGACATAAATTCCAATTAAAGAATTTATATCTATAATAACTTCGTCATAAGCAGTATCATCATCTTTTACCATATTGAAATCTTTATAAGTAAGATTTAACATTTGTTTTCCCCCTCTCGCATTAAGGGGTGGTTAATTGTTTATAAACACTGACTTTTGGCATTGAAAAATACTTCGGGTCGTCTTGATATTTTATTTCTGCCAAATTATCCAGTTCAAGATAAATTCTTTTTCCACCTCGCCAAAAATATCTACCAGTTTTATTTTCTTCTATGGGATAGCAATCCCAAAATGGTTTTTGGTCTGGCTCGCCTATCCGCTCAATAATTTTAGCATTTATTAAATCGCCATTTGAAAGCGGAATAAAATCACTCTTCGGAATAATCTGTTTGATATAATCCGCCTCGTCATCCTCTAAAAGATATTCTTTTCCGCTGATTAGTTTAAGTATTTTTGCCATTTGGCTTATAAGCTGGGGCTATTTTTATTTTGTCCTGCTGTTGGCGTTGGACAAAAGCAATTAAATTGCCGAGTTTACTTTTAAGCTGTAAAGGGGTTGTGATAACAGGGGCGTATTTTTGACCAATCGTGGCGGGTAAAATTTGCAAGGTTTTGACTATTTTTTCCGCCCCGTGCTTTTTAACTAATTCTTCTAATGCCTTGCGTTGGGTTTTATTTTTATAAATGTCGGCATAGTTGGGATTAACCGGCTCAAATAGTTTAATTAGGTCATTAAGGGAAGGTTCTTTATCGTGCAAATCCGCTTGCGGTTTGCTAATTATATTATATTCTTCTTCTACTTCTTCTTCTATTCTTATTACGCGGGCGGGTGTCTCCATTTGGTTTCCAACAATTTCCATTTGGTTTCCAAATGTTTCCAATCCTCCTATTTCTTCTAAAAAGTCCCATTTATAGCCATTTTCAAGGTATGTTTGCGGATTGCGGTCTTTCTTTAATGTCTGATGTTTGTGAAACTTCGGAAACCAGAGCCATTTCTTGTTTTCCAGCGTTATAACCTTGACAAGTTCCTGTTCTATCATTTCAATAATACACTTATGGATAAAATTTATGGTATATTTTGTCCGTGATGGCATTATTTCCCACTTCAATTTTTGCGTAGAAGCCCATAATAAACCAAAATCGTCAATAAAAGGAATACACCAAGTATAAAAAAGTGCGGCTTGTTCGGATAAATTACTTACTTCTTCTGACTTTGTTATTGATTTTCTAATAAATCTACCTGTTGCCATATTTTACAAAACAAAAAAGTCAAACCACAATGGCAACGGGGACATAACACCCCATTCTGTGATTTGACTCTCTTGTCCGATAATTATTGAAATGGAGTTATGCTTTGTTGCCATAACCTTATCTTATAAAATTTTTAATTTCCTGTCAAATGGGGGTTGTGGATAACTCACTTGACTAATATCTTTTATTGGAATATAGTAGATACATTGATAAAAGGATTATAATTTTAATAAGTGCAAATAAAAACCTTCGGGTTTTAATCACCGACAATCCTTTTATCAATATGTCGGTGATTTTTTTTAATAATTTTTTAATCCTACTGACGGGATAAGTTGGCGAAGCTATGAGCTTCCCGTTGGATGCCAATTAAATCATAGCGGATGGAAACCTCATTGCGACAAGGATACATCATTGCTTAAATCGTTAAGTGAAAAGTGGATTTTGCGATTTAAGAATTACCTGTGGGGGACTAATTGATACCCACGGAGAGTTAATCCAGAGAATTACCGAGAGAAAACGGGGTAATAATTCTTTCACAAACAAACGGCTGGATGTATTCCTATTGCTCTAAGGATAAAACTTATTGGAATGTCATAAAAGCGTCTGCTTTATTTTACACCAACACCTTTTGTATTTTTCTATCATATTAAAATCTTTAAATTTAACTCTTTCTCTCTTGTAGCTATAATTTCTTTTAATTCTTTGTTAGAGAAATAATGGTCTTTTACTCCGTGCTTCATCAAGAAATCAAGTTCCTTTTCGCCTTCTGTTTTAAGTATTCTATAAGCGAATACATCTCTGTTGCCGTTTAAGTATGTGTTGCATTTATTACACTGCGGGCGTAAATTCCTCAAATCAAAGTATAATCTCTTGCTCTTGCCGTGTTTGAAATGTCCCGCGTGCAGGTCTTGCCATTTGTGAAGTGAAAGACAAGTAAAGCAGTAATTATAATCACCTTTAATACCTTTTCGCCTTACAACCTCACTGGTGAGCTTCCACGCCTTATTAAATAGTCCCTTGCGTGAAAGTTTTTTCATTGATGAAGTTTTTTGTGTTCTTCCCATTCCTCAACTTTTATCCATTTGTTGCAACGGACACAGGCATAATGTTCGCCTGCTGGGGCGGATTTCTCATAGAATGGGCGTTTGTCAGGGTGATAGGTTATTTTTTCGGGTTTTATTTTGTTCATATTAGTAATTTTGTCCGCTTTGGAGTTCCATTTCCAAATTTCTTAACTTTTTCTTTATTGACTGGATACAATTCAAAATCGTCTTATTGGCTATGCTTGCTTTTTTCCATTCTTTGTATTCGTCCGTGAGCATAGCGGTCATATCGCAGGACTTATCCGACTTTTGGTTGGGTCTTAATTCTTCCCACTTTTTAGCGTAAGAGATTTGCAGTTCCAATTCCATCACTCCTGCCGTATAAAGTGAAGCTGATAATCTGATTAAGTAGTCCGAGAGCAGTTGAGGGTTGTCAGCTGTGCCTGCTTTTAGTTCTTTGATAATTGTGTCTATGGTTATTGTTTCCATAAGGAGGTGAACGGGGACTGACAGGGATTTTAGTCAGCTTGCGTGGCTTGTAAAAAAGGAATAAACCCTTCGCCACCCCGAGTGATTAAAATGTCAACTGCTTTTCAATTTTTGCTATTTCTACTAATGCCTGCTTCTCAATCTCAAAGTATTCTTGCACTTTGTCCTTTACATCTTTGCGGTTTATCGTGAAATAGAAAAAATCTTTTGGCATTCTTGGGTCGTAAAATACGAAATGCAATTTTTTCAATTTGTCATTGACGATAAACGGCTGAATGGTCTGCTCTTCGTATTCGTTCGGTATCTTGCCCGTAAGCAATGCCTCAATATGTGAAGCCGAATTAAGACATTTAGCTTCAATGGTTTCGGTAATGGTTTCGGTTTTGCCGATAAAGCCGTCAGGAGAATATGCTATATCCTCATTGTCATCTCGGCAGATAAGCACCAAATCCTTATTAACCTTTTTGCCTGTTTCTTTTTCAAACCGCTCTATGGCTTCAACTTCTAATCTTTTTCCCCTGTCCATTACATTTTCCTCGCTTTTGGGAATGGCTACACGCTCGGCTATAATTTCGTAAAATCCCTTTTTCCTGCCGTTGCCACGCTTTACGATTAAATCTTTGAGCCGAGTGCCTGTTATTTTCCCCCGCCTTGCGTCAAGCCACTCTTGCTCGTTGTCAAATTTCAGTATTTTCATATTCTTGTTTTTCTTTAACCAGTGCCCCTAAACGACCTGATATTTCCGCATAATTTTTTTCTGTTAGGGGAAGTTTTGTCAATGTTTCCACGATTTCTTCTGTTTCTTCTTTTGTTTTCGGTTCGTATCCGAGATTTCGCAACGAAAACATTATTTTCGCTTTAACGGATTTAACATTATTTTCGTTGCCAACATCATTAGCATCGGTATCTTCATCAGCAGTCGCAATGCCGAGAGCGTTGCAAAAAGCGTATCTCTTGGCGAAAGTGAGAGCCGAAGCATATTTTTGAGGAGCAGTCATAAATCCCTCTTTGTCAATCGGAACTTCAAAAGAGCTTGCCTCTGAATGTCCCATAATATGAGTGATTACCGAAGTCGCTTTGATAAACCCTTCTTTGTTTTCTACTTCCCACTTATAAGAAAGATTATTATTAGCAAGTAATTCCTTAATCTGTTCTATGATTGACTCAATCGGTGCGTATTGGTAGCGGATTGTTCTGCCATCTTTATTCAACACCTTTTTCGTTTTTTGAATAACAGGCAAATTTTTTTGGAAATTTGACAATGCTTCGTCAAACGCTTTTTTTGCTTGATTTTTTTCCCAGCGTTCCTGTAAAGTCATTAGCTTCTCCATTGTTTCAACTGCCGCCCCTTTATCTACGGCTTGTGCTATAAGAGATATAATTTCTTGATTTTTTGCAGGAATTATTGATTTTTCTTCCTGCGGTTCTTTTTTTGTCATTTTTTTGTTAGAAGAGGAGATACAATCCCGATAAAGCGGAACCGCGTAATCGGAATTGACTCCCCGCTCCTGTTCCCCTTTTAATTATAATCAAAGAATAATCTTGATGCGTCAATTTGCTTTACCACATCAAAATCTTTACTTCTGTCTTCGTCTTGCCATTTTTCTTGAATGCTTTTTAAGATTTCAGAATTTTCTAAATCTTCAACCTTAAATTGCATTGCTGTTAAAATTTGGTTAGTGGTCATTTTGAACCTCCCTTCTCTTTGTTATATTTTTGGATAACAATAGCCACCCAAGCGTGGCTTCTTTTTTTATCTATCTTTTCACTGATTTCACGTGTTGTTAAACCTTGTTTATACAACGCTATGCAAATTTTTTTCAGTTCTTTAATTTTTTGTTGTTGGTATTGCGTTAGCATATTTGAAGTATATCATTTTGTTAAATCGTGTCAATACCCCTGCCTGTGGATAACTTTGTCAAACTAAAACCACCCCGTTTGGGGTGGCTATATTAACTTTATATTCTGAAAATTCCGCCAATCTTTTCTTTCGCTTTGTATCTGCCATAAATAGAAATACATATTCCCGCTAATACTACCAATGCACTAATTATCTGTCCTATTTCTTCATTCGCTATCGGGACTTTAAAAAAAGTAAAAATAAATCCCAATATGCTCACCAACGCACCTTGAAAGGTTGTTGAATAAATCAACGCTTTTGTGTTTTCTGTATTCATAAATGTTGCCAGTAAAAATCACGCCACTCGCCATTGATGTCCATATTGTCCTGTTCAATGATGTCTGGCGTAAAGATACCAGCTTCCTGACCTTTTTGCACTTTGTCCATATCATCTAATAAATAATTTTTGCCAAAAGCGACAAAGCAAACTTCTGGCTTTCCTTTCTTCTTGATAAGTTGAAACATAGTTTTTTTTTCTGCCGAATTATCAAGGTGTGGTTTCAAGGAAACAATACCTTTCATAATATACAGCAGTTGATAATCTACTGCTAACTTTTTTTTGTATGGCTCATATTGGTCAAAATCAGGGATATAGTCCGTTATGGGTTTATAAATTGTCGTAGCGTGTGAAGCAGACGCCAAACACTTTGAAACTATCCCGATATTGTTCCAATTACTACATATTCCAGTCGCTATTTGTAAAGGTGCTTGCCTTAAATGATAATTTACTAACTCCTTTTGTTTTTTGGCGGATAACACACTCCCGGCATTAACCCACTCATACTGAATATCAAACAATTCTAAAAATCTTTTGCCTAATGCTTTGGTTTCTTTGGGGATAGCGGTGTAAAAAGTTTTCCAAGTCATATCTTTGGTAAAACTCCACTGGCTTTCAGGAACTAACCCGTCGTGTCTGATAGAGTTCCAAACATTCTGAAAAGAGTTTCCTGATGTGGTTGTTCCCGACATTTTGGCGGTAAAACGAGCAGAAGCGTTGAATAATCCTCCTTTGATAAATCCCATAGCATTCAATTCGTCAACGACTTTCTTGGGGATTAAATCTAAAAAGAGCAGTCGGTTTATTTGTGTTTCTATTAGATGTAGGGCAGAGAAACTTAAACAGGACATCGTGTCAAAAGCAGGCGTTGATTGAAACTCGTCCAACGGC